TCGATGCGGGCCATCTTCTCTTCGGTGATCACGTCGGCGCCGCCGCGGCGTTCGATCTCGCTCAGCCGCTCGTCGTTGGATTGCCTGTAGTGCTCGAAGGCGGACATGAAGTCCTCGAAGGCGGCGGAGACATCGGCGTCGATGCTCTTGGTTTCGGGCGCGCGGGGCGCCCTGGTCTGGAAGGTCATTGGTCGTCCTTTCAACAGGGTGTTGTCGGTGGAAGCGGTGGAACGGCCGAGCGTCGCGGTTAGCCTGCGCAACTGCCGTTCCAGGCGTTTGAGATCCTCCGGGCCAGCGTCCTGCCTGTCCGAAAGCGCGCCGAAGCCGCGGGCGATCAGCCCGCGCGCCTGGCGCCGTGTCAGCCCCGCATCCCGCGTGAGCCGGCGTTCGAGTTCGCGCACTGTCGGCGGCGCGGTCAGCCCGGATGCGGCCTTGACCGCGGTCACCCGCGCGCCCGGCTGCATCGGAAACGTCACCACCGAGATCTCCCAGAGATCGGCGCTCAAAATCCTTCGCACCCCGGCCTTGGCCTCGTTGCGGGCGCGAAGGGTCTGGAAGCCGATCGACAGCCCGTCGAGCGCGCCGGATTTCATCAGCTCGTGCACCTCGCGGGCGCGGGCCACGCCAAGTGACAGCTTGCCCTCGACATGCAGGCCGCGGGCGTCCTCGCGGATCGACAGCCAGCGGCCGATCGGCTGGTCCGGGTCGTGCTGGTAGAGCATGCGCACATCGCCCGGCCCCCGGCGCTTCAACGAGGCGGCAAAGGCGCCGGGCTCGATCACGTCGCGGCCGAGATCGACCGCGCCGAACAGGCTGGCATAGCCCGAGAAACTGCCATCGCCGCTCACGTCCTCCAATGCCAGATCGACGCGCTTGTGCTGCCGGCCGGATGCGCTCCAGTCAGATGTCATGGTGATGTCCTTTTTGGTATCGAAGTCTGTTTGGGCGCGGTGGTGCGCGAAGCTGTTGCGAGGCTACCCGGCGGTCAGCGCGTCGGGCCGCGCCCGGTCCGGTCGGCGATGCGGGCGAGTGCGCCCAGAGCCCACCAGGCGGTCATGCTGGCCGCCGCCGATCCGGCAAGCAGGGTCTCGGCGGGCGAGAGCATGTCGGACACGCCCATCCACTGCGCCAGCACCGCGCCGGCGGGACCGCCAAAGACCAGGCCCGAGACAATGCCGGCGATGGCGCGGGCCGCGGCCTCGCGCGTTCGCCTCGGCATCATGTAGGCGAGCGAGACCAGCGCGCCGGCAACCGCGCCGGCAATCCGTGCCGCCAGCATCGATGGCTCCATGCCCTGCATCGCCTCGCCTCCGCCCTTGACGGTCAATCCCGGTTCACAAACTGAATCATCTGGCTGTCGGATTGAGTCCGGTTCAGCCCGCAACATTCTGATATCCCACGGCTTCCCGCTTCTCCTCGTCGGTGAGGAAATCGGCGGCGCCGAGCCGGGCCCAGAGCCCGTCACGCTCGGCGGCAAGCCCCGGCAGGCGGTCGGCGTCATAATCGACCTTCAGCCCCGCACCATGAATTGGCTGCAGCCAGGCGGTCAGCGCCTGCGCGGTCCGGCCCACAAGCGGCAGCACGGTCAGGCGGCAGAAGGCGCGGTTGGCTTCCTGGTAGTTGGCGTAGGTCAGGTCGCCGGGGATGCCCAGCAGCATCGGCGGCACGCCGAGCGCCAAGGCAATGTCGCGCGCCGCCCCGTTCCTTGCCTCGATGAAATCCATGTCGCGCGGGGTCAGACCCATCGCCTTCCAGTCGAGCCCGCCCTCGAGCAGCATCGGCCGCCCTGCCCGTCGCGCGCCCTGGTAGCCGTCCTCGAGCTCGGCCTTCAGCCGCTCGTACTGCTCCGGCGTCAGGTTGCCGCCGTCCTTGGGCTGGTAGACCAGAGCGCCCGATGGCCGGGCGGAATTGTCCAAGAGCGCCTTGTTCCAGCTCATCGCCGCGTTGTGCAGGTCGAGCGCCATCAGCGCTGCTTCCAGCGGCGCGAAGCCCAGATGATCGTCGAGTGGATGAAACAGCTTGAGATGCAGCAGCCCCGGGCCCTCCTCGGGGTTGATGGCAAAGCGCTGCCGCCGCCCGCCCGACTGGTGCTCATAGGCCACCGGCCAGCCGTCCGCGCCCTCGATCACCCGCATCCGGTCGGGCCTCAAAAGTTGCAGCCCGGCGATCCTTCCGCCCGCCATGACCGGGTTGATCCAGCCATTGCCCGAAAGCACCAGGTGGCCATAGAGCGTCTCGAAGAACCCGTCGCCCGCGCCGTTCGGATCGGGCCTCATGAGCAAGTCCTTGACCGGGTGCCGCTCCTGCTCGCGTCCGCCGTCGAACACCACCCAGGGCACAGAGGCGGCGGCTTCGGCGATCATCCGGGTGGCGCGGTGGGCCACCGGGTTGCGCATGAAGCCTTCGCGCGCCAGGCCTGCATAGGAGCGCCCGCTCCAGCGCGCGCCCGCGTCGCCCGACAAGGCCGCGATCGCGCCCGGCAACCAGTTCCTGGCGGCAGGCGGTCGTGACGCGGCGGCGCGGGTCCAGGGAAGCCGAAATCCGAATGCCATGGTCAGATCCTTTCAAGATCGAAAAGCAAAACACTGCCTGCGGTTCACCGCGGCCGTCCCACACCTCCGTCACCCCGGACCAGATCCGGCATGACGGAACTTGGGGCCGGCTGCAGTGCTTTCCTCTCCCCCCGTGGGAGAGGATAGCAAGTCCGCATGAGGCAAAGCCGAATGCCTGGACGCGCTTGGTGAGGGGCGATTGCCCCGACCCGCCTTGCCCCCCGCTCACAAATGCCGAACCTGCGGTTCACCCCGGCGCCCCAGCATCAGCTCGGTCAGCGCCCAGACCAGCGCATCGAGCCTGTCCGGAGAGCGTCCGGAACTCAGGCCGTCCGGCCCGAAATCGCACATCTGGTCTTCCAGTGCCGCGAAATGGCCAGCGTGAGCCACCCGGCCCTGCTCGTAAAGTGCCGCCACCGGTTCGGCGCGCAGCCACTTGCCGCGCGTCGCCCGCACTTGCCTCACCGGCAGCGTCGGATCGACGGTTCTCAGAACGCTCGTCACCATGTCGCCGCCCTGGTTGATTTCGGCCACCACGCAATCGGCGTCGAAGCGGCGGTAGAGCTGGCTCACCGCGCCCGCCCAGTGCGATGGGCTTGCGCCCTCGACCGAGCCGTCGGCCAGCACCACCGCGCGGCTCTCCGCATCAAGGCCGACGGCGACGATGCCGCAGCAGGAGTGCTTCGCCTCGCCCGAGGCCGGCGGATCGACCGCCACGACGATGCGATGGAGCGGCCCGTGCGTGCGCACCACCAGCGCCTCGATCTGCTCGCGCCGCCACAGCCCGTCCTCGCGGTCGGCAATCAATTCGCCGTCGAGTTCCTGCCGCCCCAGCCGCGTGCCGCCGTAGCGCGCCCGGATGGTCTCGAGAAACCCCGCCGCCAGGTTCGCCGCATTGTCCTCGGTGCGAATCCGTGTCACCCGCGTCGCCTTGTCCTTGACCAGCGCCAGCATCAAGGGCGTCGCCCGCGGCGTGGTGGTGACCAGCTGGCGCGGCGACGTGCCGAGCCGGAGACCGAATTGCAGCATGTCCCAGGTCTCGCGGGCATGGCGCCACTTGCCGAGTTCGTCACACCAGGCGAGATCGAATTGCGGCCCGCGCAGGCTTTCGGGATCTTCGGACGAAAACATCTGCGCCACCGCGCCCGAGGGCCAGACCAGCCTGCGCCGCGTCGCCTCGAAGCTCGGCCGCTCCGCTCGCGCCACGCCGAGAATGCCGGAGATGCCGTCGATCATCACCTCGCGGGCATCGCCAAATGTTTCGGCCACCAGCGCGATGCGGCCATCGCGCCCCAGCCCCGGCATATCGCCGGTGGCAAGCGCGTGCACCCATTCGGCCCCGGCGCGGGTCTTGCCCGAGCCGCGCCCGCCCATCATCAGCCAGGTGCGCCACGCGCCGCGAGGCGGCAATTGTTCGGGCCGCGCCGTCAGGGACCAGTCATGGGCGTGCGCCATCAGCGTCCGGTCGTCGAAGCGGGCGATGTGGGCCGTGACCAGGTCTTCGGCGAAAAAGTCACCGGCGAAAGGATCCCCGGCGCCGGGCGTTGCCGCCTCCGGGTCTTCAGCATCCCGGATATCGCCGGGCAGGTCCGGCTCCGTGAGGGCCGGCGGCCTGCGCCACACCGGCGGCAATTGCCGCCCAAGCGGCACGAGGTTGCAGAGCGGCACCGGCGAGCCGGGCACCGGATTGTCCCAGACGCTCGCTGCCAGCCTTGCCGCAAACCAAGCGGACACTGCGCTGGCCAAAAGGGGTGCCAAAGGGGTGGCCAAGGGCGCGGTCATCGAGGCAGTCTGTACGGCGATGCTCATGGCCGCGCCTGCCCTGCCTCATTGGCCTCATGGGCCTCATGGGCCTCATCCGGCCCACCTGCCCGCTCGACCGCCAGCCGCTCGGCGGCGGCGAGAATGAGCTGCCGCACCGTCTGCCGCAGCTGCTCGCGTTCCTGCGGCCCGAGCCGCTGCCCGGCGGCGCGGGCTTGGTCCTCGGCGATCAGCCGTTCCATCTGGTCGATCTTCTCGAGCGTGCGGGCAATCAGCGCCACCTGGTCGACCGCCGCCTTGCCCTCGAGCCCGTCCTCGCCCAGCCGTGCCGCCTCGCGGTCAAGCACCGCGCGCATCCGGGCCAGCATGGCGCGGGTGCTCTCGGCGGAAGGCTTCGCCGCATGGCCCTCCGGCACAGGCCCTGTATCCGCCGCCCCTGCCGCAGCGAGCTGCGCTCCTGTCTCAGAGGTCGCGGCCATCACCGAACCTGCAGTCGCGACCGCTGCCGCATCACCGGCGGCGTCGCAAATCCCTTCACCGGTTCCTTGCCCTTTCTCTTGCCCTGTCCCCGACACTCGCCCTTCGCCTGGCCCCGCATCGCCGGACACCGCCGACTGCTTGATTTCGAACGGCTCGAGCGCCGTGAGCAGATCGATCAGCCGGTCGACCAGCGCCAGCTCGCCTGCCACACAAGCATCCGTCGCGGACAGCCCAAGCCGCCCGGCGGCCGCATAAGCCTCGGTCATCACACGCCTCGCAAAGATCCGAAAAATCTGGCCGCGCCACCGGGCAGCGGCCACCAAAAAAGCGCCCCGGAAAATCCAGAGGCGCCTCGCGCATTCATCAAACTCTCAAACCGGCGTACCCGCAGGCACCACCGCCCTCGCCGCCGCACCGCTATCGGCGCAGTTCTGTGACGATGACATAACCCTAGCAGAGGACCGTGACACCGTCAAGGATTATTTTCCTATTTATATGCGTGACGTGCCAAGGTGCAAAATGCAGGAAGATTCGCGATAGGCCGGTACAGTTGCTGAGGAATTTGAGATTACGCCTACTCGTCTTCGAGAAATCCGTGATCTATGGGTCCATTGGTCTTTGGAGGGGGAGAACCTTGATCTAATGGAATTTGGAGGAGAGCCAGACCTAGAGGGCCTAGCTCTCCGAGTTCTTCGTTGGAAGGTGGCCTCGTAAGTAGTGCTTTCACGATGTCGGCCTTCCTGAACACGGGGATAACTTCCTTGAGGTCTTTCGCTAGGTTATGAAGTTCTGTCGTTTTCTCGTTGAATCTCTTTATGGACCAATTGGTTTTTGGAAAGGACAGCTTCCCGCTAGCTCTTGCGATCATAAACTGGACGCCGTCTGTATCATCAGACGGGCCGAACCAGTCATGGGCTATCATGTTTCGGTCTTTCGCTACATCGCCAAGCTTTAT